CGCAAGACCTACGGTTAAACCTGGTATTAAACCTGAAAGAGGTACACCATACCAACCAAAACACAGTCCAAAACCTAAGGCAGGTACGGAAGTTAAACCCGCAAGACCTACGGTTAAACCTGGTATTAAACCTGAAAGAGGTACACCATACCAACCAAAACATAGTCCAAAACCTAAAGCGGGTGAGGAAAGGGGTTTACCTGAATTCCTTAAATTTAGTAACTTAAATATACAGTTTAGAGATGAGTAAGTCAGTAAAACAAATTATGTCTCGTTTGAAAGAAGCGATTGAATATGATGGTCCTGAAAGAATGGATAGAGAAGTTGAAAGAAAAATTTCTAGCGGAGAAACTCCATTATCTGATAATCCTGCGTTACCTGGTAAAGAAGAAGACGAGTTTGACAATTCATTTGCGGAACTTGTAGCGTCTGAAAGATTTAAAGAGGTTGTTGAAAAAGTTAAAAGGTATACGGGTATGGAAAACATATCTGGGCAAAACGCATTTATGCAACTTCAGATGATGTTAATGCAAGCAGTACAGACAGTTAAGTCTATAGAGTCCAATAATGAAGGTTATTTAGAACAATTAGCAGTGGATTTAGTCAAACAAGAATTATCACTACCCGATGATGCGTTTCAATACGATGTAGAGTTACAATCAATGCCAGGTCAGATTGATACGTCTAAAATGATATCTGAACCTGAAGAGTTAGATGATGAAGAGGTACAACAACAGTTTGGTGTTGACGCTGATGAAGCGGAAGATGATTTAGAAAACTTCATGGCCGCCTTCGAAAAGTTTGATTTAGAAAAGGCGAAAAGAAGATTCATCAACTCGTTAATACAAGGGGCGTCTAAAAAAGGTCACTATATGTTCCATCTTGTTGAAGAACAATTAAATAATATCAATCCACAACTTTTAAACTTATATGGTGTTTTAATGTCTATTAATGATTTGTTATATTGGATTATGCCTGACCAAATGATTATGTCTGCCGCTGGTAGTGGTGAGGGTGTACAAGGTTCAGAAGAAATAGACGATACTACCGACCCGCCAACTATTAGAGCTAAAGGTTTGTTTTTTCCTGTATTGATACACGAACTTATTAAAGGTGTATATGAGGTATTAGGTACCGCGGGATTACCTGATGACCCTAAATCTGCTGAAATGGTTATGGGGCAAACAGATACATTACCATATGAAGTATGGGACTTAAGATTAGGTCCTGTTATATGGAGAAAGTTCACAGAGGCTTATCCTGAAAAACTTTATGAAGATGATATGAGAGAAATACAAAATTATCTTTTTTCACGTTTCTCAGCATTATCCACAGACGAATTCTTTGAGGTTGCGAGAATGATACTATCAGGTTCAGATGAAGGTAAACAATTAGTTTCAAAAATGGTTGACGAAATTATATCTGAATTAAAACAACAGGATTATGATGATGCGATGTCACAATACCGTGATGACGATGACGATGATATGGACTTAGATGACTTATTAGGTGATTTAGGTATTTCTTTAACATAAAACTTTATTAGAATGTCTATATGGCGTTAACAAAAGAAAAAGTATTATTAGAGTATGCGAGGTGTGTAAAAGACACCTCGTATGCGTTAAAAACATATCTACAAACATATGACAATACACAGTCAAAATATGTGCCTTTACAATTATTCCCAGACCAAGAAAGTTTAATAAATGACTATGATACTTACGAAGAAAATATAGCGCTTAAGTATAGACAGGCGGGTGTTTCAACAGTAACCTCGGCTTGGATATCTAAAAAATTAGTTACCGCATCAAAAACTAAACCCGAAAAGATTCTTATCATTGCAAATAAACTTGACACCTCTGTTGAGATGGCAAGTAAGATAAGAGCATTTATAGACCAATGGCCAAGTTGGTTTGGTATCAGTTTTTCAAACGAGAAAAATTCACAGAGACACTATAAATTAAATAATGGATGTGAAGTTAAATCTGTTGCAACATCTAAAGACGCACTTAGAGGTTATACACCTACAATCCTCGTATTTGATGAAGCTGCGTTTATTGAGGCAGATAACGATTTCTGGTCGGCTTGTATGGCCTCACTTTCTACAGGTGGTAAAGTAATCGTTATATCTACACCTAACGGTTTCGACCCAATCTATTATTCTATATATGACCAATCATTAAGAGGTATGAATGACTTTAAGATTACCGAGATGTTTTGGTATCGTGACCCTCGTTATGCTAAAGACTTAAAACTTATTAAGTGTAATGATATGGTTCATTATATGTTAAATAGAGAGGATTATAAGGACGAAGAGATAACTTTGGACTATTCTCACGTTGACCCCATGAAAAGGGATTTTTATGAAATTAAAAAACACTTTCTTGACGGTTACAAACCATATTCTACATGGTTTGAGGGTATGAGTAAAAAACTTAAATTTGACAGACGTAAGATTGCGCAGGAATTGGAGTGTAACTTCTTGGGTTCAGGTGATAACGTAATCCCTAATGATACAGTAGAAAAGATTAAGGAAAACTTTATCCGTGACCCCGAAAATAAGTTTATGGGAGGTGCGTTATGGCAATGGAAAGAACCTGTAGTGGGTCATAAATACATTATGGGTATTGATGTATCTCGTGGTGATAGTGAGGACTTTACTACGTTCTGTATTATAGATTTTGACGAAAGAGAGCAAGTCTTAGAATATTTGGGTAAGATACCACCCGATGTTGCTGCTGAGGTGGCATATAAATGGGCTACTATGTATTCAGCATTTATTGTAATTGATATTACTGGTGGTATGGGTGTATCTACTGCACGTAAACTACAGGAGATGAATTATAAGGACTTATATGTTGAGGGGACTAACTCGGCGGATAAGTGGAAGTACAACCCAAAAGCAATGGAGAAAATACCTGGACTTAACTTTAACTCAAAAAGAGTTCAGATTGTTGCTGCGTTTGAGGAAGCTTTAAGACATAACTTTATTGTGCGTTCCTCTCGTTTGATGAATGAGTTAAATACATTTGTTTATATAAATGGGAGACCTGACCACATTAAGGGTCAACATGACGACCTTATAATGGCAATGGCTATGGCGATATATGTTGGAGAAAGTTCATTTACACAACTTGAAAAAGTTACAGAACAAACCAAGGCAATGATGGAAAGTTGGATGGTTAATGAGACACCTGTAAAAAATAGTAATAAAGATTTTAATCCGGGAATACCTGTAATGCCAAATAACTATAATGACCATAGAAGACCTAATGGTTACACTCAAAAAGATTATCAAGATTATGGATGGTTATTTGGCGGAGGTAAGAGATAATCTTTAATTAATTCAAGTAAAGTTTATATTTATCTAAAAAAACGATGGCTGAGAATAATAATTATACGATATGGCAGAGACTAACAAGAGTATTTGGTCCCGACTCAACGTTAGACCAACAAGCACCTGTATATCAGTTTGACAAGAAACAGATATTAAAAACACCAGATAAAAAAGAATATGAAAGGGAAAAGTTACAAGCACAACAAACCTTATATCTGGGTCAACAATGGCATAAAATAGAGAATAATCTTTATACACAGGCGGTTTATTATGAGCCAACCAGATTAGCATCGTTTTATGATTATGAAAGTATGGAGTATACTCCTGAGATTTCTGCCGCTTTGGATATATACTCAGAGGAGAGTACAACACCGGATGAGGATGGATATATTCTCCAAATCTACTCTGAGAGTAAAAGAATAAAATCAGTTTTAGGTGACTTATTTAATAATAGATTAGATATAAATACTAACTTACCTATGTGGACACGTAATACTTGTAAGTATGGTGATAATTTTGTTTACCTTAAACTTAGTCCTGAAAAAGGTGTTATGGGTGTGCAGCAATTACCTAATATTGAGATTACACGTCAGGAAAGAGGTATGAAAATTAAACCTGAAAGAAACACCACAGAAACAGAAAATGACTCTTTGAAGTTTTTATGGCAAAATAAGGACATGGAGTTTAACACATGGGAAATTGCACACTTCAGATTATTAGGTGACGATAGAAAATTACCTTATGGTACGTCTATGTTAGAAAAGGGTAGACGTATATGGAAACAATTAATTTTGTCAGAGGATGCGATGTTAATATATCGAACCTCAAGAGCACCTGAAAGAAGAGTATTTAAAGTATTTGTTGGTAACATGGATGACAAAGATGTGGAACCATATGTAAACAGAGTCGCTAATAAATTTAAAAGGGACCAAATAGTTGATTCACAGAACGGTAATGTAGATTTACGTTACAACCAAATGGCTGTCGACCAAGATTACTTTATACCTGTTCGCGACCCGAATGCTCCAAACCCAATTGATACGTTACCTGGTGCACAGAACTTATCAGAGATTGCAGATATAGAGTATATCCAAAAGAAACTTCTTACGTCATTAAGAGTCCCTAAGGCTTTCTTAGGATTTGAGGAGGTTGTAGGTGATGGTAAAAATCTATCTTTACAGGATATTCGTTTCGCACGTACAATTAATAGAATTCAAAAATCTATGATACAAGAGTTGAATAAAATTGCAATTATTCACCTTTATCTTTTAGGTTTTGAGGATGAATTAGGTAACTTTACTTTAGGTCTTACTAATCCATCTACACAAGCAGACTTACTTAAAGTTGAACAATGGCAACAGAAAATTCAATTATATAGAGATGCGGTTACAGACCCAGGAAATGGTATATTACCTGTCTCATCATCTTGGGCTAAAAAACATATTCTTGGGTTTAGTGATGAAGAGATTAAACTTGATTTACAACAACAACGTATTGAAAAGGCAGTTGCGGGTGAACTAGAAAAAACCGCTGAGGTCATAACTAAAACAGGTATATTCGCTAATCTTGATAAGTTATATGGTAATAAACCTGGTGAAGGTGGAGATGCTGAAGGTGGAGAAACTACTGATGATGGAGGTATGGGTGATTTAGGTGGTGGAATGCCACCACCATCAGGCGGTGGTGACTTAGGTGGTGACTTAGGTGGTGACTTAGGTGGTGACTTAGGTGGTGGTGAAGGTGGTGAGACACCTCCTGAAGAAACTCCACCGGTGGAAAGATTTATAAGAAATAAAGATTTAGACTTACTCGTTGAAGACGATTTAATAAATGGAAAAAGTGTCTTAGACCTCTCAAAAGGAAGACAGTCTTTAGGCGAAATCGAAGACAAATTGAACGCATTACTAAAAGAGTGATATTTATAAAATAAAAATATTATGAATTTATTCGGAGTATTAAAAACTAAAATAGAAATTGTTTTAGAGAAAAGTTACGGAAAACCAGAATTTAAAGAAAATTTAAAAGGGTTTAAAAAACACATTTTAAAAAACAAAAATCTTTCTGAGGCATACTATCTTTATGATGAATTGTCTTCTAATAAAGGTTTAAATGAAAGTATTGTTGATGATTATATATCAGAATCTTTTACCCATTTAAAAGATATTATTGATAATAACATAAAAAAGATTGAGGAACTTAGTGAGTGGGTTAACAACTTACTTAAGGAGGATGTTGGGAACAGATATTCAGATATAGATAATCAAATTTATACTAAAAATATTGTTAGAAACTTAGAGTCTTTGTTAGAATCTAAACAAAGAATAAGAAAAACTCTATTAACAAAAAAAGTCGTATCAGAATCTAAAACAATTGACCTACCAATCTCTTCTATGATGGCAATCGCCAACAAAACACTTAATAAGGAAATACAAACATTAAGTGAAGAAGATAGAAAAGAGTTTTATTTCTATACTTCTCTAAAAGGTGAAAACTTATCAGAGGAAATAGAAAGAACTAAAAAACAAGTATTGGATAAATTACAAATAAATCTAAATGAATCTAATGATTTGGATTTAAAAGATAAAATTCAGAAAACAATAAACAAAATCAATGAGTCTAAACAAACATTAACCTCATTGTATAAACTAAAACAATTAGAAAAAGGATTATGAGTACAATTAAAGATTTCGTATTAAGAATTTACAATCTATGTAAAGATTGGATTGTTGCTAACGGTATTGAAGGTATCGTTGGTTTATTATTAGGTTTATTCCTATGGACTACAGGTCAAAAGATTTTCGCAGGTGTTGCCTTTGGTGTTTTCTTTACAAGAAACTGGGACCTTTTAAAGGGATGGGTTTTAAGTAAATTAAAATGAGAAAGTTCTTTATGTCCTTAATGGGTGATGTGGATGGTCAAAAATCATCAAAAAGATTTATAACCATTTTGGCATTTTTTATGATGTGTATCGCCTTTTTAGCCAACATATTCATGGATATACCACTTCAAAAATTTGTATGGGACGGTATGATGTATATAGTAGGTGCAGGACTAGGATTTACAACAATTGAAAAATTCTCCCGAAGTAGGGGGTCTGAAGAATAAATAGAAAGGGACTCATTCAGAGTCCCTTTTTTTATTTACATAAATTGCTTTCTTTTTTTCTTCTCTTCGTATTACAGAATCTTTAGTATATTCTTGATTATCTCTAATCTTTTGCGTTTGTTTGGTCTTATGCACTTTATACTTATACTCTTTAAGAGCTCTTTCTATATTACCTTTTTTAACTTTTACTATTAGCATTACCTATAAATATGACTTTTTTTGACATACGACAAATAATATACTATATTTTATTTAAATAAATAAACTTTAAGTAAAGATGGGATTATATGAAGAAGGGAAAAACGTCACAATTAAAATTATTCAGTGACGCAAAATGTTACTACGGTACAGTAGACGCAAAAAATTTAAAAACAATATACATAGTATTACAATCGTGGGTAGAACCAATAAAGGAATTCGAAAACTGGGATAGGGCCACGGGTACTATGGAAAGAAACATAAAACATATACTTCTCGAAGTTGTAGACCCTTTAATGTTTGAGAAGTTTAATATTGTAGACTTAGACTTAAGAAGTAGTGGAATACAAAAAGGAAAAAGGAGTTTTATGAATTTAGAAATAACTCTATATGTAAAAAATAATATAGATTTCAAATCTCCAATACTAAGAGATAAAATTAAAACTATTATAGATGGGATATATACAGATTGTCTAAAGGGTATGAAATACTTTAAAGTACACAAGAGTAAAACGGCAAAAGAGTCGGTCTGATATATTTATAAAGAAAAAACATGAAAATTTTAGGACCAAACGACACGGGTAAGGGTATTTTAGTAGAATGGGATGCAGGGTTTGTTAATCCACACGATAGTCGTAACGCTCAAGTAATACAAGAATCATATGGACATTTAGACCATTCTAAACCTTTCGAGTTCTACGCCACTCTACAAAAGTTCGACACCCCCAATCGTAATGGAAGGGTATATCCTGAAAAGATATTAAGAAGAGAAGCCGAAGCATATAACAAGGCAATTCAAAAAGGATTGTCTATATCAGAACTTAATCACCCTGAATCGTCGTTAATTGATTTGGACAGAGTATCTCACCTTATAACAGAAATATGGTGGGAAGGTAATACTCTTATGGGTAAGATAAAACTTTTAACTTCACCGGGTTTCCATGAAAGAGGTGTAGTATCTTGTCCTGGAGACCAAGCGGCTAACCTTATGAGACAGGGAGTGACTATGGGTGTTTCTTCTCGTGGTGTTGGTTCACTTGTAAAGAAGGGGGAAAGAAATGAAGTACAGGATGATTTTGAATTAATCTGTTTTGACTTGGTGTCGTCACCTTCCACACCAGGCGCCTACCTTTTCTTAAATAAAGATGATAGAGGTAAATATGAAGAAAACTTGGAAGAAGAAACACAATTACGTTCACAGGAACCAAGAATTGATGGTGGTTTAGGTGCAAGTGTTGACTTAATGAAGAGACTTTCCGATTATTTAGGTTATTAAACCTTATTAAAAATAATTACTATGGACGAAAAATATTTTGTTGCAAAGGTACAGTATGACCTTCCTGATGAAAACTCAGGTAAAATTAAAAAAGTTAGGGAAGAGAAGTTAGTTAAGGGGTATAACGTTACTGATGTTGAAGCCAAGGTAACACAAAACTTCAAAGACTTTACGTATGACTGGAGAATCACCGCATGTGTAGAAAGTAAAATTGATGAAGTTTACGAATAAAATAGTTTAATCATACTAAATTTTTTTTGAATCGGGGGAAACCCCGATTTTTTTTTGATAAAAGTTATAAAAAAAACACTTTTTTAATATTTCACATATTTATATGTAAAATAAACAATTGCTAAATAATAAAAATGGCAGATAAAAACTTAGTTGAAGAGGCTTTATTGCAAATGGAAAACTTGCAGGAAGCTATTACAAACAATGCAAAAGGAATACTTGCTTCTACTATGAAGGAAGAAATCAGCGAACTAGTAAAAGAATCTCTTGTTGAGCCTGAGGGTGAAGATGAGGTTGAAACGTCTGAAACTGAAATGTCTGAACAAGAAGAAGTTCTTGACTTAGATGTTGACGTTGAAGATGAAGATGAAGGTGAAGACGAAGGTCTTGAATTAGACTTAGACGATTCACTTTCTGATAATGAAGATGACGAAGAGTCTGAAATTGGTGATGATGAAATGTTAATGACTGATTTACCTGGTGATGACTTGGAAGTTGACGACGAAGAAGAAGTTCTTTTACCACTCGATTTAACAGCAGCATCTGACGATGAAATCTTGAAGGTCTTTAAAGCTATGGGTGAAGATGATGGAATTATCGTTAAACAAGACGGTGATGATATCCACTTAAGTGATGACGAGACTGACGCAGAATACGTGATTCAATTAGGTGAATCAGAAGATGAAGACGAAGTTATGGAAACCGAAGAAGAAATGTCTGAAGGTGACGAAGCTTATGAGGAAGAAGTTGTATACGAAATCGAAATTGGTGACGAAGAAGAAGTTTCAGAAGAATGGAACGAAGAAGAAATGAGTGAAGGTCAAGGTTATGATGACCGTGAAGATGAAAAAGAAGGTATGGAACACGGTAAAATTGCTGATAAAGATTTAGACTCTGAAAAGGCAAGAAGAGACGATGCTGACTTTGAGGTTCGCGAAGAAGAGATGTCAGAAGAAGAGATGTCCGAAAGAAGTTTAGCTCAAGGACAAAAAGCTTCATCTGATAAGAGTAAAGGATTACCAAAACCAAAAACTATTCCAAATAAATCTCGTTATAATGAGTCAGTCCAAAAAGAACTAACACAATTAAGAGAAAAAAATGAAGAGTACAGAAAAGCACTTAACATTTTTAAGGAAAAGTTAAATGAAGTTGCGGTATTCAACTCTAATTTGGCATATGCCACTCGTTTGTTCACAGAACATTCTACAACGAAACAAGAAAAAATAAATATACTAAGACGTTTCGATGGTGTCGAAACTCTTAAAGAATCAAAATCTCTTTATAAGACTATTAAGGAAGACTTAGGAGGTAAAGAGACTAACGTTGTTACTGAATCGGTACAATCTAAAGTCGCTAAAACACCTACTAAGGGTTCTGCTAATAACCTAATAGAGAGTAAAACTTATGAAAATCCACAGTTCTTAAGAATGAAGGATTTAATGAGTAAAATAAAATAAAAATAAAATTCCTTAAAAATATACTAAAATGGGAGCATTATTAGAATCAGGTCTTGTTGGTAACATCGGTCTTAAGCACTTAAAAGTTATCAAGGAAGACACAATCAACAAGTGGGACAAGTTAGGGTTCCTCGATGGCCTTAAAGGTCACTTAAAAGAAAATATGGCTCAGTTATATGAGAACCAAGCATCATATTTGATAAACGAAGCAGCGGCATCTGACAGTTCAGGTTCATTCGAAACAGTTGTTTTCCCAATCGTAAGAAGAGTTTTCTCTAAGTTGTTGGCTAACGACATCGTTTCAGTTCAAGCGATGAACTTACCAATAGGTAAGTTGTTCTACTTTGTACCAAAGATTCAAGGTAGACAGTCTTTTAATGGAAATGATAACTCTCACATTCCTCCATATGGTGCACCAGGTGGACCTACATCGACTACCTCAGGTTATACTAATACTACTAACTTGTATGATAGATTCTACGAGGGTGAAATTCCTGAAGATGACCCAGCAGGTTTGTTCGACTACTCAAAAGGTAGATATAGTGAAACTACTGTTACTACAGTATCAGGTGAGTTAGTACCTGTTGCATGGTCTAATGGAGCTTTAACGGTTACTGATTTAGCCACAGACTACTCAGGTGCAAATGTTAAAGAAGTGTTATTATCTTTATCAGGTTTCTCAAATGCGGGTGCTGGTAAATTGATTGGTCCTGATGGTAACGCAATGGATACTGAAGAATTCTTGTCTTCATTACAGGTTTACTACACTGGGTCAACAAACACTTACTTACCATTCAGAGTTGTGACTCAGAAGTACGGTAAGGGTATCGTTCA